GTTGAGCAATAGGAGTAATCTGCACCGGAGAATAACCGCCTCCGAGATATTCCGCGCGCTGTAACCGCGCATCAGGCGAAATCACACCGAAATGCGACCGCACAATCTCGGTGTACCGCGTACCACCTCGAGCATCACGCTCCAACAACTTCTGAATCTGAAACGCTTGCCTCAACTGATTGATCGTAGCCGCGGTCGCAGTAGACAGATCCGCATACAAGTTATTCGGATACAAAATATCCGTAGCAAGCGTAAAACCACCAGCAGCAACACCAACCGAGCGGCCGGCACCACCGCCGCCGCTCACAACGGCACCAGTGCCCATAGTCTTACCAGCACCCGGATCAGTACCAGCAACACCAGCAGACATAAACATTCCCTGCTGAGCTCCCGTTACCAACTGAGTAGCCGACGTCCGCACCGTCGCCGACGTACCCAACGGCAAAGACACAGCAGTACCTTTCTGAACAAACGGCAAACACGACGTAAAGTAATCATGCCGCTTCCCGCGGAATAACAAACCATAATCCCCGATATTATCGGGACCATCGCCAGTCGTAACATTCACACTATTCTGTAAATTCTCATCACGGAACCACTGGTTCCAAATCAGGTTATAACACCGAAACGGCAACGCATTTACGGACACAGCCGCCGTAAGGTTAGGAGTACAAGGCAAACCGAAATAATCGTAAATAGACAAACGAGCAAATCCGGTCGCCGGAGAAACCAATTGAGGAACCGCATAAGAAATCGAATCCCCCGGATTAACCTGTTCTCCCATGAACTTAACCCAATTCGACCACACGAGGCGATTCGGTACAAAGAAAAAGAATGACTCCATGTGGAGATTATCCATCACAGGGTAAATCGCCGTAGCCATCCTCGAGAACGCAGTCATCCGAACAGAAAACGAATCTCCCGGCAAAACCTCTTGCAAATAAACCGGAATCAACGCACCAGCATTAAACGTAGACTTATGCGTATGCGACATCTTGAACCGAGACCGCGGAATATCAGCCCGCGGAATCATCGCGAACGCATGAGGATTAACAGACGGATTCTTATGAATAGGAAGAACCATTAGTTAACACTCCTCAACTGCGGAACCTCACCAACAGGAGTCTTAGTAACAACATCAACCGCACGATCAACCAACATCGGCCGCTCATTCATATCAAATACAGCATTCTCAGTCTCAAAAAAACCGAGGTGATACAGAGAGAAATCCGCCGGATGCTTATACAACTGGTTTTCCTCGGCGGCCCTGTTCACCTCGTCACTAAAAACGCGCTTAGCGTGACCAATAGATAAAAGGAACATCGGAGTACCAAACAGATCCGTAGCAGCATCCTTAATCGAACACACAAACATCTTCATTTCCTATCCTTATCAAAACGTAGTTTAGCCCAAGCAACCTGTTCCCGAGTCTTCAACCTCTCAGGAGTACAATCCATCGCAAACCTCAACGAATTCACATATCGCAGAAAATCTTTCTCCTCTTTCATATCAGGACACGAATCCATCAACAATTTATCGTAATACTTAGGCGCTGGCAACACGCGCCCATTTACAACCACACCGTCTCGAGCACAGTATACGTCCTTCCAATACTTCTTAAACCAATTCATACCAATCGCGGGACGCAAAGACATATGCGCGAATTCAGGAACAACGTCAACTACCTCGCCCGTTTGAACATGCACCCTTTTATAATGTTCCGCGGCCGGCGCACCAGTCACCTTCTCGCAAGCATATTTCGCACAATAGGCCGCAGACTGGAAACTAACCGCGCCGAACTTAACCTCACCGTAGGACCACAAGCTCGAGAGCTCCACACTTTCGAACAATTCCTTGCCCACATACTTCGCGTCATGGGGCCACAAACCAAACAAGCACGCATGATAATGCGGCCGCTTAAACTGATCGCCATACTCTCCAACAGCAAAAAACCGCAACTTGTGCGGTTTCATGCGCTGACGAAGCCTCTTATTGAACAACTGAAAATCGCGGTAATCCAGCGACGGCTTATAGTGGTCCTCATCAAACGTAAAGGTCCCAAAAATGGACCTTTCGTGCATTTGACTCTCATGCATCAACCGGATTGCCCAATTCCGAGAACGAGTCAACCGACAACCAATACAACGACCGCACGGCAACTGGAGCGCGCGCCGGATCGAACCGCGCTCCTTAAAAACTATTTCACCAGAATCACATTGCCACGCATCCAGCGGTCTAAAACACGTCAAAGACGCCAGCCGCCGCGCATCGGCTGAACTGCTAAATTCCTGCCGTGAGTGCGCGAAGCCTGACGCCGAAACTTCCGAGCTGAACGATGTTTATTCACACGCATCCGCCGCATAAAGACTCCTTCGATCAAAGTAAACGCTTCCACGAGAACGGGCTGTCTGGTTTTCGGTCAGCGTAGCACGGTGCTCGCCAAGTCAAGGATGAACGTTCGCTAAGCTGGCTCCTACGTCGCCAACCCGCTCACATTAAACCTTGACTAGGCTGCGACTCCGTGCGACGCCTCCCTGCAACCATCCACCCTTGGAGCACAAAATGCACGTTTACAGAATCCGAATCAAGCTCAACGGCGAAGAATACGTAGCAACCTACCGGAGGGACAATCTGGCGCAGGCAGTAGCAGCACTTCAACGGCAATATCCGACCGCAAAACTGATCAGTTACAAGGAGATCGAATGAACCAACTAGACAAAACCATGGACGAGCTCTCACACCTGTACACGGTGTGGGAGCTCATATACGCCGTAGCTCAACTCTGCGGCGACCTCGCCTACTACGAAACACAACAAGACCTCCTAGCGGTCTGCGATCGACTCACCGATCGCGAAATCAGGGACGAACCCTGAAAGACAAGAGGGGCGACGGACCGCCCCTCTGTCACCTAGCACACTTGACACCGAGTCAAACAGTGTGCCAACCGGCAAAACGCCTACTTCTTAGGGGCGCCGACGATCGACGCCCGCATCGCCTGAGCGGCCTCCAACTGATCGCGCGTCTCGAGGACCTTCGCCTCTTGACGCTTCAGAGAGTCCGCCAACTTCGCAATCAATTTATCTACAACTAAAACATTCACTACTTAACCTCCGGTTCCGTTGCGGGTGCAACGACTCCGGTATTCTCCGGCAACGCTGCCGGAGGAGCAAGACCAAGCTCACGCAATTCACCAATATTCGCCGGATCGGTAGCCCAATCCGCGAACGCGATAGGATCATTCTCAAACTTCGCACGAAACGACGCGGGATACTCCATGAACGCCCGCTCAGCATCCTGAACGAGCTCGTAGGCCGTAGCAAAATCCAACTCACCATCTACATCAATGTACTGATTAGGAATCCGACCATGAGCAATCGGCATCTCACCACTGACGTTAAACCGCTTCACGATCACATTAATATCCGTCTCATTCATTTCACTTTGTACAGTCCGTGAAGGATCAAGACAAAGCAAGCTAGCAGACTTAGACCGAGCAACAAAGTCATACAACTTCTCATTACCATCCATCACTTACGCCCTCGCTTAGAACCAAATTCCTTGAACAACCTAAACGCACCAGCAGCACCCGACGCAGAGTTTATCGTCGGCAAAATACGCTCCATATACAACGACGCCTGACCAATCCACGACTCGAGCACTTCCAAACGCATCGCCTTCACCTTCGCATCAATACCTTTCATTTCCGACAAAGCCTTCTTTTCAGCAACTACGTAAGGCATCAACTGACCAATCTGCTGCGCAGTCAACTCACGAATACCGTTCAGCAAAATTACACCAGCTTCCTCGACACCCTTCTTAGACGTATCAGCATCCAAGTTAGCAATAGTCGAACGAATCTTCTCAATCTCAACCGGAATCACACCAGTCTGGGCATCCGCCAACCGAGCATCCGCCAAAGCCTTCGCACTATGAGCATTCAAATTCTGCACCTGCGCGGCCATGTAAGGCCCTTGCCTAACCGCCTCCGCGGCGCTCTGCAGCTTGTTATAGACCGGGGCTTGAGCAACGTTCGGAGTCGACGCCGGATCGCCCGCGGCCAGCAGGGGATTGATCCCTGCGGCCTTCAAATCAGCAAACCGACGCTGTACAGCGGTATTACTCATCCGCTCTTCCCACTTGCGTTGAACCGACGCCGCCTGACGCGCGTCTCGAGACTGACCACCAGCACCGAAAAACGACAAGGCCGAGCTCCCAATCGAAGCGAGAGTACTCGCCGAGCTCGAGCCCAAACCGGACCATACGGCCGCAAACGGATTAGCCATACGACCTCCTAGAAGTGGTCAATTAGTCCAGGCACCGAGTACATCGGCATCGGACGAGCCGCAGTGACATCAAAAAACATATCCGCAAGAAACTGCTGATTATTCGCAGCCGCACCAGCCGCAACCGCACGAGTAACACCATCATATGCCGCACGATCCTCCATAAACGTAGAATTCAGCGTAGGCAACGCCGAAAACTCTTGCGCAAAATGCCACGCATCCAGAGGGGTCGTATTAGTCGAATTGAAATAGGCAGTAATCATCGACGGATGATAGCGATACTCCGCCCATCTTTCTTGATACCCGAACGCGTTATTATCCGCGGCACCACCAGTAGCATAAATTTCCTTGTTCAGGACTGCCTGTTCTCCAAGCATAGCAAACACAGGAAAATAAAAGTCATACCGAGTAGACCGACTCCAAAGCTTTCGGATCCCCTGTTGATAAGCCAAGTCAGATCTAATATTGACAAGACCAAGAATATAACCGTGTTCCGTGAACGAACGATGAAATCCGTGACCGCGAGCAACATTTGCGGCGATACCTGCGAGCGTACCCAACGGCGTAGCACCACCTGTCAACCCTGTCTGTGTCTGTTGA